TCATCCCGTTTTCCTCCTCAAGATTGTCAGTGCCGGTCCGCGCGAATCAGTCGCTGACACTTTGTTTGCCTCCGTGATCAACTGCTCAAGCTCTGCGGTAGAATAGTGGCTGGTAACGCTTCCATTCTTGTGCCCCAAGAGCGCCTTCCGATCTTCAAGTGTCACCCCTGCTGCACGTAGCCTTCTCCCAAAGGTGTGCTTGAGGTCGTGAACCCGGATTGACCTGAACCCAGGGTGTGCCGGCGACTTATGCTCCAGCTCCCATTTCGCCGCGGCTCTCACCCTGGCCTTCTTCCATGCTGTGTCATTCATCCGATGCATCGGGGTAGGACCACGCTCGTCCGGCTGCCCATAGGGGAAGACGTACTTTGAGTTAAGGCCGCGCTGCCCATCAATGACCGACATCGCCACCTTGTTCAGCACCACTAGTCTCTCGTCGCCGTTCTTCACGCCTGACTTTTCATTTCTCCCGCCAAAATCAGCAGGGATCAGGAATACGCTCGCTCCCAATTCCGGAACCCTAATCTCCCAATCCCACTGAAGCTTGCAGACTTCCTGTTCCCTGCACCCGGTGTTCACCTTGTAGAGTGACATCCTCAACAGGTGATCCGGAATCTCCGAGAACAGCATCGACTGCTCCGCCCAGGACATCGGGTAGGGCTTCCTGCTCGACTTCGACTCCTCCAGCATTGAGATCATCGGCACAGGGCGTTGCCTTCGACAGGCATGAGCTTGACCAGTGGGCAGACGCCTATATCGAGCGGATGGCAATTGAAAAACAGACCAATCAGGACAACAATCCGCCCCGCAGTGGGCGCCTGGGAGAAAAACAATGGCGCGAAAAACAATGTCGGGCCTCTACGAGAGGAACGGGATTTGGCACATCGACAAAGTCGTCAGAGGTTGCCGACTTCAAGAAAGCACTGGAGCAAGCGAGAGGGAAGAAGCCGAGCAGTACCTGATTCATAGACTGGAAAAGCTCAGGCAGGAAAAGGTTTACGGAGTGCGGCAGGTGAGAACCTGGCGTGAGGCGGCCACCAGGTTCCTGGTTGAGTTCAAGGATCAGGCATCAATCGGTCTGTCCGCCTCGCACATTGAGCAGTTGGACCCGTACATTGGGGATCTACCAATCACCCACATAGATGACGGAACCCTGGCCGCATTCAAGCGAGACCGGCAGAAGTCGACGACAAGCGAAACAGGGAAGGTAAAGCCAGGAGTATCGAACCGGACTGTCAACATCGCGTTACAGCGTATTGTTCGGATCTTGAACCTGTGCCACAGGAAGTGGCGAGACGCAGAGAAGCGGCCGTGGCTGGATAGCGTTCTGGATATTTAGGCCAAGGCCAAACGCTGCGCGCCCGCCTTGCTTAATGCCCTTGCCAGCCTCAGCGATCTTGTTCTCGACATCGGCCAACTGCTGCTCAAGCGATTTATCGCGCCCGACATCAAGCATCGCGTCCCAGGCGCCCTTGGCGAACGAGGCGACCGACTTCCACGCCCCCTCAAGCGACCCAAGGTTCCGCTCGATCTCACCCGAACGCGTGCTGATTTCCTCGGCGTAAATGCCAGCGGCCAGCTTTGCAGCGCCCATTGTGTCGCCCTGCTCTTGCAGGGAAACGATGTTCGCGTATTGCGAGGCCGTGAGGATGTTCAGCTCAGCATCGAGCTTCTTGATTGCCTCGACCGGGCTCTTTGCGATGTCGTTGAACGACTGCACCACCTCGGTAACGTCGCGCCCTGTCTGCTTCGACCATGCCAGGGATGCCTGGGTGATCTCGGCGTACATGGAGGTCAGCGGGTTACCGGCGGCGGCCAGCTTGGTAAGCACTTCAGCGGCGGCACCTACAGTGGTGCCGGTGCTGGCTACTTGGTTCGCCAGGTCGGAAAGTTGGTTCGCGCTGGTGCCGGCGGCGTTTCCGTTCTCGATGAGGATCCGGCCGAAGCGCTCCGACTCCTCGGAGCCTTGGTAATAGGCAACCGTGAGCGCTGCCGCAGCGGCGGCTGCCAAGGTGAATGGGTTAACCAGTCCGGCGACATATCCGCCCAAGGCTCGAGCAGCGGGCGCAATGCCGCCAAACATATCCTTTAGCTGTCCGCCCTGCTGAAGGGCAACCATGGTGATTGGCTGTCCAGCGGCAATAGACGTGAAGATGTCCGTGAACTGAGCAGGAACACCACGCAAAGCCGCAGCATTTTGCTTGGCTGTATTGCCTGTGCGAGTTAGGGAGTCGTCAAGGCGCTGGCTCAGGCCTCGACGAACTACGCCGCGGCTATCAAGGGCGCCCAAGGTCTTACCCAGGCCGAGCAATACCGGGCGCAGCTTGAGAAGCAGCTCAGCACCCAGCGCACGCAGTACAGCCTGGAAGCTGCAGGCGTCGGCATGGGCGACCAGCAGTCACAGCGCCTTCAGCAACGCGTGCAGCTTGAGCAGCAAACGAACGACCGAATCCTTGAGCTTCGAACCGAACTGGCGAACGCCACGACTGAGAAACAGCGCCAGGACCTGCAGGCCCAGATCGACCTGACCAACGAGTACCTTCCTCTCCAGATTGAGGCGGTGCAAGCGGGTTGGGCGCAGATGGACCAGGCGATGCTCAACCCTATCAACGGGTGGACGGCGGCCATGCAGAACTTTGGCACGCAGGCCATGAACATTGCAGGGCAGACTCAATCAATCTTCTCTGGGGCGTTCAGCAGCATCTCGACAAACATCACAAGTGCGCTGATGAGCGGATCACTCTCGACTTCATCGAGAGCAATTCAGCCATTCTTAGGCTAGATAATTCTAACCTCGAGGGAGATTGGGCAGGCCCCTTTGCTCTCTGCCCACCCGGAGAGAAGGCATCTAAGATCTCGATCACCGTTATGTTTCCAAGCGGTCTTGCTGGAGTAAACAAGAAGGGCGCATTGTACCCTTACGGGGTGACTTACGAGTTTCAATATCGGGATATGTCTACCGGCGGCGCATGGACTTCATTCGCGGAACATGTGGTTTACGCGACCCTTGACCAGATTGGGATTACACGCGACATAACCCTTCCAAGTACATACCGGCCAGAGGGGAGGATGCGTCGAATAGGCGCGAAGTCAACGGACACCAGCGTACAAGACAATATCCAGTGGTACGACGCGCGTACGCTACTGCCAAGCCCTTTGAGCTATCCGGACTGGACCACGGTTGCGATATCGGCGGCCGGAGGAGGGAAAATATCAAGCCAAAGCGAGAACAAGGTTTCTGTCGTGGCCACGCGGAAATTGCCGATTTTGGTTGGAGGCGCCTGGACATCAGATAACAGGGTGACGAGGGATATCGCCCCGGCCTTCAATTACATAGCCAAGGCTCCCGGCTATCAGGATGCTGACATTGATACTGACGAGCTGGTGGCCTTCGACTCAATCTGCAAGTCCAGGGGCGACACCTTCAACCTTTCCGTCGAGTCGTTCATGACAGTGAAGGAGGCGCTCAATACGGCGCTTGCCCCTGGATTTGCAGAGTTTGCTATCAGCAGGGGAAGGCTTCGACCTGTTCGAGACCAGAAGCGCGAGGGGTTTGATGCGGAGTACTTCCCAGCCGGGACGCAGGGTTATTCAGCGCAGAACATGAAAGGCCCGCTGAAGATCAGCTTTAAGTCTCCAGACCCGGGGGCTGAACATGATGGTGTCGACGTCAAATACAAGGATCGGGTAACTCGCCAGACCGAAACGGTGAAGTGCCGCCTCCCAGGGCAGCTAGGGCTAAAAGTCGAAACCGTTGAAGCGCTGGGCACCAGTGAGCGGGACAGGGCGTATCGCCTTGGAATGCGCAGGGCAAGTGAGACGCGCTACCGGCGGTGGGCCTACTCCTTTGAGACGGAGCTAGACGGCAACAACAGCGACTACATGGGGCTTGCCGGCGTATCGGATGACACGCCAGGCAGGGGGCAGAGCGCGCTACTGCTGGGCATTCAAGCAAGTCCGGGAGGTTACATCCTTGAAAGCTCAGAACCATTCATATGGGACCCGGTATCCGATCATTCCGTTGGCATCCGCCGACTAGATGGAACGCTCAGTGGGCCATGGAAGGCAACCCGAATCAACGAGTACTACCTGAGCATTCCGACGATTGATTTCGTTCCAGACACCAGCTGGGACAGGGAGCCCCCGCACCTGTTGTTTGGGCCGGTCAGCCGAGAGTGTCACCGCGTACTGATCAGCAAAGCCACGCCCAAGGGCAGCGAGAGCGTATCCGTCCAGGGCTTCAACTATGACGACAGGGTCTATCTGTACGACGACGCGACAGCACCCGATTAAATAATCACACCCCACACAAACCCGCCATCGAGCGGTTTTTTTTGTGCCCGGAGAAAAGAATGCCATACGACACGATGAACCCTGTCCCGTCTACCGACCCGTGCGACCTATACGATAACGCCGGGATCGCGGACAAATACGTGAATGGCCAGGAGCCTTTCGTGCCTGACCGCCTCGGCCTCCAGCGCCGGACCTGGAAAGGTATGGAGGTCGACTTCAACAATGCCCAGGAAGGGCGTCAGGCTTCTTTCGATCAATTTCTAGCGGCTTCGGCATTCATCTGGATTGGTGATTACGGTCCAGGCCTCACCTTCACCAGTCGCAGTCAGTACACGGTCCGTGATGGAATGGCGTACCGACTCTCTGCAGAGACGACAATCCCCTATACATCTACCGGTAACTGGGCGCTTGAGCAGGACAATTTTAGTCTAGTCAACACCGAGGCTGTCTTGCGGCAGGATCTTGGCAACGGCACGCCTTACTTGGTTGATTCGTCAGTAGTTGGGCTAAAGCGCTTTCCTACTTCGCAAAGTACGAATGTTGAGCGCGTTCTCCAGCGCAATATTCAAGCCAACGTTCTTGACTACATGACAGAGGCAGAGGTTGCAGATGTGCTGTCTGGATCCCCGACCATGGACCATACGACAGCGTTTCAGATGGCCCTAACAAATAACGTCACGGTTGTCGCTCCGCCTCTAGCATTCAATGTTGGGAATGTGAATATGGATCGTTTTGGCCATGCCCTGATTGGCTTGGATGGGAGTGGTGGGCAAGCTTATGGAGGGGGAGCGGTTATTAACGGAATAAATTCAACCGGACCAATTATCTCTGTTTCAAAGCCGACCTCTTTTTTTTCTGGGCTGGTATTTAAAGGCCTTTCATCATCTTCTGAAAAAGGAGAAGACACAGACCAAACCGGAATCAGCTTCGTCGGCTCATCCCAAAAAGATATTGATGCGAAAGTCCAAAACTGTGGCTTTCTGTACTTGCGAGCAGCGACCCAGGCCAATGGCACGAATATCGAGTACGACTCAACTATTTTTTCTAACTGTAAGCACGCACTAAAGATTGTAAACACTGGGGGGTGGGAGAATAGGGGGTTTATTTTCTCACCAACTTGCCGCTTCCATTCCATGGGTAAAACTGGAACTGATTCTGCTGTGATAGACATGCCGCCATCTTACAACGTTCGCGACGTCTCTGTTGCCGGGGTATGTGATGACTCTGTAACGATGTTTTCCGGTTTTGCATCAGGGCTTGATATTGATGTGCAGATGGTACGCGCAAGGGGTACCGGGCTTAACATCAACGCTGCCGGCCATGGTAATCCTGCGCAAGTAAGGGTGGTAAGCATAAAACATTTCTCGTATTACGCGACTGACGCCATTAACACCACTATGGATAACAGTGGGATCATCGCTTCCGGCCTGATGCGCCTTACATATGGGTACGTGGACATTAACGGGTGCGGTGGACACGGCATTCAGCAGGGAGTTGTCGGAGCTATTCTTGGAAACGTGCATGTGTCTGATGCTGGTCAGTTTGCCGACAACACCTACGATGGGGTTCTGGTTACTGGAAGTGGTTCTTTTCTAAAGGTCGTATCGACATCGCAGGGCGCGCAGGGTTACACGCCGGCAAACAAGGCGCGCTGGGGTATTAATATTCAAGCCTCTGTGTATGTTGGCGCTTTGTCGCCCGGACTTAATACCGCTTCTGGCCCTCTTAATGTTTTAGCTACTTCGACCATATACGGTGATTTGCCATATGCAACAGGGCCTGCCCCGAGAGTATCCTGGGGGAACGCTATTCCAGTTACCGGCACCTACATTCAGGGATCAATTATTTGGAATAAAACACCTATCAGTGGCGCCGCGATAGGCTGGACCTGCGTGGTATCGGGATCCCCAGGAACATGGAAGTCATTTGGATTAGTGTCTGCCTAATTAAAGGTCAGGATGTCCCTCATTTACCTACCTTGTAATTTGGCACGTGTGACACACCACCTTACGGAACGCCGGCCATCAAGCCGGCGTTTTCACTTATGGAGATTTACCAATGCCGCGAATTTCAGAGATCCAAGCGGGTAGTAAAAATGCATGCGCCTTTCTCGATGCTCTAGCCTGGTCGGAGCTTGGCAGTGATTACCTTACAAAATCTGACGACGGCTACAACGTTATCGTGACCGGTGTCGACTGCAGGCTTGAACTGTTCAGCAGTTATGTCAGGCACCCCTTCGAGGATGGCCGGAAGTCAAAGGTTATCAACAGCCGCGGCCTTACGTCGAATGCGTCGGGCCGGTATCAGCAGATGCTGAAGGACTGGCCGCACTATCGGGCCCTGTTGAATCTTCCAGACTTTGGCCCGATCAGCCAGGACCGCCTGGCGCTGCAACACGTCAAGGAGTGCAGGGCGCTGCCTGATGTGCATGCTGGACGCTTCGAAGTTGCGATTGTTAAGTGCCGCAACATATGGGCGAGCCTGCCAGGGGCTGGGTATGGTCAGCGCGAACATAGCCTCGAGGATTTGGCGGCGCGATACAAGTCTGCAGGTGGTGCCATTGCATGAAGCCGATCTGGTTGCGAATCCTACCTTTTATAGCAGCGGTGGCTATCGTCCTGATAGGCCTGTTCATGGCATACGGCCACGGCCAGTCGGTCACCGATGCCAAGTGGCAGGCAAAGTGGAGCGATCGAGACGCCAATGACGCCGCAGCGACGGCCCTCAACGAATCAATCGAGCGAGCCAAAGAGCAGTCCCGTCAACAGACAATCAACAAGGTGATCCAGGATGGCCAGAAAGTCATTGACCAAGCATATGCTGATGCTGCCGCTTCTCGCGATGATCGCAGCTTGCGGGACGCAGCCGACGCAACTGCCGGTCGATTCGCAGCCAGTCAGGTCGGCGGTCATTCCTGCACTGCCGCCGCAAGCCAGGCAGCTACCCGAGCCGTCATGGTGTTTGCCGACGTGCTCAAGCGCGCTGACCAAAGAGCGGCAGAACTGGCTTCAACTGCTGATCAAAGCCGAGCAAGGGGAGTGACGTGCGAGCGAGCTTATGATGGGCTTGGCGATTAGCTGGGGAAGAGAGCAGGAGCGAAAATTCCGTAACCGGTCTTGCTCTTTTACAATGTAGAGGAATGTAGTACTTTGCAAGCCGATGAAAGCGCACTGGCGCTCTGATAGCGCCATAATTGGCTTTTTTGGATCCGCTTTTCTGGTACCTAGCCAGGCCTCATGGATGAGTTTTTGTGATTGTTTTTACGTAGCTCTTCCTCTAGCTGTCGGTCTAGAGTTCATTTTTCTGCGAGCCAATCAACCTTTAACGTCGGTTCCTTTCTTGTGAAGCAAGCGCTGATTTGTTCTGCTTGCGCGCGATTAAGTTTCCAGGCCGTCCCATTTGAGAGGGTATAA